AAGCGCGGCAAGGCTTCTACTAAGCTAGGGTTTGAAGTGGCTACCCTGGATATGACCATAGGTGACGCCCCGTCTGAACTACCACCTGTGTTGATAGGCACTATTCCTTTACTGCAGAGCATACGTGTAGGCGTGTGGCAACAGGCTAGTATAGTTGTTGACAAGCTGTTTATGCAGGATCCCGGCAATGGCGGCACAGCCTACGGCACTATCAATGTGTTTACAGGTGTGCTGGGCAATGTAACCAGTGTTGACCGCGTACATGCCGTGGTGGTGTGCAAAGCTCTGACCATATTGTTTGACCAACAGTTTCCACGCAATATAATCCAGCCGGGTTGCCGTTGGACTTTGTTTAGCCCCGGTTGTACACTTCACCAGTCTAGCTTCGCAGTCAGTGCTACCGTGGTAGCCGGGTCTACGCAGAACAAGATTGCTTCTACGCTAAGTAACCCGGACGGGTATTTCAACCAAGGGCAGGTAGTGTTTACTTCTGGCCCCAATGTCGGGCTCACTTACTATGTGGACAATTACGTAAATGAATTTATATACATGGCCGTGCCTATGTTGTTCGCGCCTAATGGCGGGGACACGTTTACTGCCTACCCCGGCTGTGATAAGACGCAGGCCACCTGCAGCGCTAAGTTCAACAACTTGATTAACTTTAGCGGGCTGCCTTATGTACCAGCACCAGAAACGGCATACTAAGCTATGAATGACGAACAGCGTGCAGCAGTAGTGACTGAAGCTAAAACTTGGTTGGGTACACCCTACCAAGATAGGCAGGCTGTAAAGGGCTGCGGTGCGGACTGTGCCATGTTCCCATTGGCTGTGTACCAAGCCTGCAATATGCTGGATAGCGCAGCAGCCCCCCAGTACGCGGCGCAATGGCATTTACACCATACTAGGGAGTTGTACCTAGAGTTTGTGCTGCAGTATGCTGAAGAAATACAGGACGTGCCTCTACCGGCTGATTTTATGATGTTCCGCACCGCACCGGCTTTTAAGAGCGGTGGAAATGTTATAGAACATCCGTATTCACACGGCGCTATTGTCGTAGAATACCCCATGGTTATCCACGCTACTAAAGGACGCGGGGTTGTGTACTGCGATCTAAGTAGGGAACTGCGCTGGCTAGAAAGAAAGTTGTTCAAACTTAAGGAGCAGTAATGGGCTTATTCGGTAGCAGTTCTAGCAACTCTGTGGCAGCACAAACACCGTCAGCGCTGGTTACTTTACGTGTAACCGCCAGCAACTACGGACAAGCTATACCTGTGGTATACGGAACTAGCCGGGTAGCCTCATTTATAATGTGGTATGGCGACTTTACCACCATTGCGCACACTTCACAGCAGGCATCAGGTGGCAAAGGATTCGGAGGGGGCACCACTAAAACTACTTCATACACCTATACTGCAGCTGTGGCCATGGGTGCCTGTGAAGGGCCAATCGCTTACTTTGCTAACGTGTGGGATACTTCAGGTGTGGCAGAACTCGTGGATGCTAACGAGACCTATACTGTACCCGGTGGTGGGGGTAGCTACAGCCCGGTATACAATGCACCGCTGTACTATGGCAACATTGGTTGTGGTCGTGTTGATAGTTACTACGTGGTGGCTGACGACTATGGCTCTGATGGCCCAGTTACCCTTTCTGGTTTTATGACCACACCCATGCAGCCTGTGGCTTACGGTGATCCTATTTTAGCTGGCCAATACTCCATGTCACCTAGTAGCCCTTGGGTATACTACTTTTCAGGTGCTGATGCGGGCAAACAAATTTCAGTGCAGTATAAGTACGTGACCGCTGTAACTGCTGCACTACCGCCCAGCGAAGTATTTATGACTGACTTTAATGGTGCCCGGCCGCAAACTCCTTGGAGCTACCTGACCAGTGCGCACCCTACGCAGGCGCTAGGTTATACCGGTATTGCTTACCTTGCTAATTCAGACTTTGATCTAGGCAGCTCCGGGGAACTACCTAATCTAAATTGGGAGGTTTTGGGTATAGGTGTTACTGGTGGTGGGTTGTTGGACGCTGACCCTAGCTTCATAATTTATGATATGCTTACCAGCGTATATTATGGAGCTAGCTTTAACCCTTCGTACATAGGCGATATGTCGGCCATGCAGAATTACTGCTACGCCAACGGCATTTTGCTATCTCCAGTATTTGATTCGCAGGACACACACGCCAACCAACTACAAACTATACTGGACATAGTTAATACGGCCGCATTTTGGAGCGAGGGTAAGCTAAAGTTTGTTCCAGCCGGTGAGAAGACGGTTGCGGGCAACGGCTACGTGTTCGTACCGGATACCTACCCTAAGTACTTCGTGTGCGACAACGACTATATACGGACAGGCACCACAGCACCGGTACAGGTGGCCGTAAAAGACCCTGCAGACGCTATGAATGTGGTGGCCGTAGAGTACATAGACCGTTCTAACGACTACAATGTTTCCACCGTGGAAGTTAAGAACGAAGCTAACATAAATGTGTTCGGTGAAAAGCGGGACGATGTTAGAACAATGCACCCTATTACCAGCGCTGCAGTTGCACAGCTAGTGGCCGATACATATGCTAAGCAGAACGTATATTTGAACCAGACGTTCAAGTTTACGCTGGGTTTGCAGTACTGCAGAATTGAACCTATGGACGTAATCGCTCTGAATGACTCTGTGCTTGGTTTGGTTAACACCCCAGTGCGAATTTCTTCAGTCACAGAAAAAGAAGATGGCACTTATGAGTTCGAGGCTTACCAGTTTATATTCGGTAGCTCCAGCCCTACTGGTCAGCCCGTACAGTCGGGCAGCGGCTATCAGCCCAATGGCAATGCTGACCCCGGAAATGTTTTGCCGCCCATTATCTTTGAAGCCAATGATAGGCTAGCACTTAACCCCGGTGAGTACGAAGTGTGGATTGGTATCTGTGGGCAATTGACTACGTGGGCAGGTGCTACTGTTTGGATGGCCGTAGACGGAGTAACCTATAAGCAGGTTGGCCGCATATACGGTGCTGCGCGCATGGGCTACACTACTACGGTGCTGCCCGCTAGCAGTGACCCTGATACCACCCATTCGGTTGATGTGCAACTGCAAGACATAGGTGGCGTACTGCTGAGCGGTACAGCCAGCGATTGTAACAACTACCGTACGTTGTGCTTCTTCCGCACACCGAGTGGTGCAGTAGAGCTAATTTCATATCAGACCGCCACGCTGCTAGGACCTCAACAATATCAACTGGGAACACTGTTGCGTCGTGGAGTATTTGGTAGTCCTATAGAGTCGTTCCCTGCGTCCAGCAATTTTCTGCGACTTGACCAAGCCATATTTGTACTGCCCGTAGACCCTACGCTTGTTGGGAGTACAATGTCATTTAAGTTTACGTCATTTAATGAACTAGGTACGCAAGAGCAAGACATTGCCAACGTAACTGCGTACACCTTCGTGTTTAACGGTTCGTACAACAACTTCGGGCAATTTGTTGGCAACGATGCTACTGTGGACTCCATAGGTACCGGTGGCCCGCCGTTTACGGCAGCTACAGTACGCGCTTATGGCCCATCAGGTATCAGTGACCCTATTGAAATAAATAAAAGTGACGGCACTGTAACGAACATAGGGCCTTTTACTTTTCCTGGTCAGGCGCTAGCTACAGGATACTATGTTATGTGGGACCCTGGATTCTACGGTACAGCCTACGCTTACCTGCTCACTAGCTACGCGGCCATGACACAAGCCGTATATAACGGGCATATTTGTTTAGGGTATGTATTTACAGTCGATGCTAGCGGTAGCGGTGGACAAGGTGGCGGCGGCGGTGGGATAGGTGGTGGTGGCTGTCCTGCAATGGGCATGATGTTGGATGAGCATACCTGCATCGGAGCCGTAGTTGCTGGTACTTGGCTTGACTGCGTTAATACTGTCACAGGAGAAGTGTACGCGGCGCAAGTTGAAGCCACCGGGGTTTCGCTAGAACCTTGTGTGCGGCTTGTGTTTAGTAACGGCGCAGTGTGGGAAGGCAGTGAATCTACACCGTTTGAGCTGCCTACCGGTGAAACTGTGTACGCGTTTGGCATGGCTGGTAAGCAAGCATGGACGGACAGTGGACCTAGTACACCTACAGAGTTATCCACAGCTATGCAGGCAATACGCATAGGTAAACGCTGGGTAGGCAGGATTAGCATAGGCGGTCGCACATTTGCCTGCGGCAAGGCAGGTAGCAAACGTGTGTATAGCCACAACACGAGGAAACCATAAGTGTGCAAAGCACAGGCTGGCGGAGGGTTGAGAAGTGCATAAACTATCGTTGTTGTCATTGTTCGTGCTGCTTACCACGCTGTCCCATGCACAGTATGTGGCTGTTGCAGGTGGTGGTATTCAGGATGTCAATGGAAATCAGTTGGCACATGGTATGCTCACAATTGTACCCACTAATGCCGCTGACCAACCAATCAATGCGCAGGTTGGCGGTGGTGGGCAGGTAAACTCGCGTGGTGTGAGCTGCGTAATTACTAGCGGTGCTATAGCTGGTGGGTGCATGGTGGCTGATAGTAATTTAACGTTTCCGCAGAACTTGTGCGAGCGGTTTGCGTGGAAGGACCTAGCTACCAACCAACAACTGGGCTACTACAAGTGTGTGCAGCCGGTGCATGATGGTCCTGCTAGTAATCCTTGGTGCGGCGGTGGTACTTGTAACTTTGCACTCTATCAGTATCCGCAAACTCCATTGGTTATGCTTGCTGCAGGGCCACCGGGACCGCCGCTTAACCCACGTGGTGTGTGGAATAGTAGTACAACCTATAATGTGGCTGACCTAGTTGATTATGGTAGTGTTAGCTATGCAGCTATAACAAGTAGTTTGGACTTAGAGCCTGATACGCACCCGCTTAATTGGCAGATAATAGAGGTCTCTATAGCGCCGTGGGAAGTCAGCGCTAATACGTACTATTCCGGCGATTGGGGAGCGGCTGTTAACACCGCCATTGGCAGCTGTGCGGGATACACTAACTGCCGCATTACCACCCAGGCAGGCACCTATAACGCAGCCACCACCGTAAACTATGCCACCGGCGTGACTATCGAAGGCTCCGGCTGGGACACGGTCATCAATTACACCGGTTCCAGCTATTTATTCAATCAGCCATCGACCAGCTTCACCATGCTACGAGACATGAGCTTCACTCTGGGCAGTTCAGCCCTGGGCCTCGTCGTGGTGCAAGGCCCCACGTTCTCGCAGTACCACAGCTTTACCAACTTGTACACGACTGGCGGTTCGGCAACCTCAACCTTGTTCCGCATCACCGGCACGCGCGGCAACGAGCAGAATTTCGACATTTTTAACAACATCTATCTACAGAACTATGCTGGCAAGGCCTTTTGGATCGACCACGCCATTGACATCCATATGCACTCAATCGATGGCTTCGGCGGCTCCTATGGCTTGACCTCTGAGGGCTTGGTCTTGGACTCCGGAGCCAACGGCATCAACCTCGTGGACGTTTCTTTTTCATTTGCTGGGCTGCACGCCTTCGATCTGCGCAACACCATCAGCGAAGCGACGACTACCGCGATAGTCAACTCCGGCAGCAACGTCTCGGTCCCGGTTGACAACGCCAACCTGTGCCAAGCCGGCCAGCTCGCCGAACTCTACATCCCTACCACTAATACTGCGAGCCAAACCTCGGTTGTCTCGATTCCCGATGGCACCCATATTGTTCTGGCGCTGGTCACCGGCAGCTATCCGATAGGCTCCAAGGTTTCCTGCGGTCTAGCTCCGGGAAACGCTTTCTTCGGCGATATGTTGGTTGGTGATACCTCGACCGGCGGCGATGCCTTCCTCATGGACCAGAGCCTTGATCACGGCGCTGGAGCGCACGGCTACGCCTACAACATTTCAAACTCGTGGTTTGCGGGAGCGGGCAATGGACCGTCGGGATGCTCGACCCCCTCCGCCGCTGGTATGCACATCTCGGGTGGCAACCAGCTGACCCTCAGCACCACGCAAATCCGCGCCAACTGCGGCCATGGCATCCTCATTGATCGCGTGGCCATCGATTATGCCAACTATCTGATCACCGGCAACGAGATTTACGACAACAACCGCTCCGCCGCCAACTATGACGGCATCGCGGTCACACCATACCAGGTCAACGGACTGGGCATCATCAATAACAAGATTGGCCAGCTCTACTCGTTCACCACGGCTTACGGCATCCTACTGGCCAATGCTAGCAATCAGAACGTTTCGATCATTGGCAACAACCTCTCCTACAACAGCGTGGGCAGCATTAGCAACGCGGGAGTGCTGGGCTACTTCGAGCAGTTTGGCAACACCAACACCACCCAGAACGATCTGACAGAGCAATTCGCGCATAACATCGGGCCTACCACATTCAATGGGGCCACCAATTTGAATGGCGAAACATTCTTTGGTGACCCGCAGTTCTATACCCAGCTGGGGTCTACCGGCTGCCCGGTTTTTAACTTCGAGGCCAACGGCTACATCAATTACTGCCGCAGCAATCACACCTTCGCGGTCTCGCTCCCTGGAGACTCGGGGGCCTTGTACGTCAATCCGGCGGGGACGCAGATCGCCAACTCGCTGGTGGTAGGCACGGGTTTTAGCGTCAACTCCACCGGCGCGTTAGCTGTTACCAGCTTCACCTGCTCTGGTTCGCCATGCCCCGGCGGTAGCAGCAGCATGATCTATCCGTCGGCGGGAGTTGCTTGCTCAACTGGGTCGGCCTGGTGCTCATCTTCCTACGCGCTTGGAGTCGCAGCCGATGACCTGGTGCAGTTAGACGGCAGTGCGCACCTTCCGGCAGTAAACGCCTCGGCTTTGACCGCGCTCAACCCGGCCAATCTTTCGGGCGCAGTTGGCGCGCCTCT